GAAAGATTTAATAGAGGAAGAATGATTTTGAGCAATTCAAAAACCTAAAACGGTTTTAACAGAGGATAAAGTTCAAGTATTAGAAAAATCTTTAATGTCAGATTTCACTATTGAGGAAGCTTGCCACCAAGCAGGAATTCCAATTAGTACATTTTATAATAATTATTATCAAAACGAGGAATTTAAGTCAAGGATAAATGCGGCGAGAGATTTTCCTTTCAGAATATGAAAAAGAAAGATTATGCAAGCCGTTACGAGTAATGATTTCAATGATTATGAATTTATACTTAAACGATTAAAACTTAGACAACCTAAGATATATTGAGAACAACAAACAATTCAATTTCAATGAACAGAAACTCTTAACGATGAGGATAAGGCTTTATTACAGGAAATACTAATTGATAAGTGAGATGAAAGAACATTAGAGGAGATTAAAAAGCAGGAAATGGAAGAACAGGAAAGTGAATTTGCTAAACAAATAGATAACTTTTTAACTAATACTGAAACATTAGATGCTTTCGGCTGAGAAACAGACACAGATTTATAATAATATCAGAACGAATAAATATTTCAGAAAGGAATATTTTAAGCACTTTTTTTTCAGATACTGTCAATTTTATTTCAGAGAATATTATAGTTTTGATACACCACCTTGTTTATTAAAATATTATAAAGCATTAGAGGAATGAAGAAATGTTTATTTTGAATGATTTCGTGGTTGTGCTAAAACTACGATAGCACAAATGTTTTTGAATTATGTTATAGCTTATAGATTAAGGAGAAATATTATGCGATATTCTCAAACAATAGATAATGCAGAGGAAAACCTTACTTATGTAGCTAACTCTTTTATACCTGATACAGAAAGTTGAAATAGATTTGTAAATGATTTTTGAAACCTATATTACCCTGAAACTATAAATAGAAAATGACAGAAAAAAATTAAAAGATTGGATAAATTCGTGACAGAAAATGAATGTTATGTTAGAGCAATGTCTTTATGAACAAGTCCGAGGTGAAAAAACTTTACAGCTTCAGATTGAAAATTCAGACCAGACCTACTAATATTTGATGATGTAGATACTATTGCTTCTACTCAAAGTCAGAAAAAGATAGATAAGAATTTTGAATTTATGCTTAATGAAGTTCTATGAGGAACGACAAGTAATACACAGATAGTTTTTTTATGAAATACTATTTACGAAGATTGATTAGTTCCGAGATTTAGAGAACATATTAAGTGAGATAGTTCGTGGGAAGTTATTTTTTTACCTATCTATGATGATTTTGGTAGAATTGTTTGGGATAGATTTGTTGAAACGGATAAAGAGGCAATGGAATTAAATAAAAATATAACAGAATGAAATAAAAAATATACAAGTTTGGAGTGAGAAAGGAGAAGATTATGAGCAATATCATTTGAACAAAACTACCTTTTGAAGCCATATGTTCAATGACAACATATTATCACGAGAGATATGATACAGAGGTTTAACTACGACGATAATATGAAATTTGATTTAATACAGATAGGAATAGACCCTGCTGTATCTGAAAAACAAGGAACAGACTTTTTCGCAATTACAGTTTGTTGATTTAGAGGGGAAAATAGATACATATTGGAATGTATAGCTTTACAAGGTAGGGACAAAAATATTAAGAATGCTTCACAGATTATTAAACAATTATATATAAAACGAAAAGCTAATAGAGTGATAGTTGAAACTGTAGCATTCCAACAAGTATTAAGAACTGTATTTATGAGTATGTGAATGGCAACAAAAGAAGTTAAAACTCATAAAGACAAAACAACAAGGTTAATGGAGAAACAAATCTTGTTTGAAAATTTGAATGTTTATATAGCAAATAATGTCGGTTGTGATAAATTAGTTGATGAATTATTAACATTTCCAAATGTTGAACACGATGACCGTATAGATAGTATGTTATTTGCTTTGACAGATAAAACAAAAAGTTTTTTTATCTCTACTATATGATAAAATGCAAAAACCAAGAGCTTGAACAAAAGAACGAAGCAAAGACAGGTTTGAAGCAAGGCAGACTTTGACTTGTCAGACACTTATTCTTGAATTCCTACATTGGAAGTCCGAAACCTATTGAGAGGTAGCTCCCGCAACGAGTAAAACTGTTCAAGAGTTTTGGAATTATTTAGAGGAGAAAAAAGAAGAGCTTCGCAAAAGAGGACAGAATTTTGAGGAGAAAGTTGAATATAATGAGGATTGGCTATGGGAACAGAAATATGATATGGAGAAAAGAAAGAAAAAATAACCGAGGATATATATCTTATATATTATATCTTATATATATGAAGGTAAAAAAAATTAACCTATATAGGTAAAGAAATTTGTTATTTGGGGTGGTTTGGGGGGTGAGATGAAAATAAGGTAGTTTTAATAACCTAACCTATAAAATTATAAGGTAGGGGTATCTACCATTAAAATGGGGAACTTTGTTATAATAACTAATTGGGGTTTCTCATTAAAAATTATCGTGTTTTTATTCTATAATTATTATAAATATGGCAGACTTAGAATTAGGTAAAAGAAAATTCACAAAAGTGGATGAATTTACATTCAAGATTGAAGAAAATAGACATCTTGAAAGTAATATTAACTTTAATGAACAAAGGAAGTTAATGGCTAATGCTCTCAATGAGATGAGAAAAGCAATTCAGAAAGCTAATGAAATTCAAGACCAATTTATTAAATTCGCTACTTGGTATGATGAATGGTGCGATATTATGAATGAAGCTATTGATGAAACTTGACTTGATTTCCCTAAATTCAAGAAAGTTGAAGTACCTGATTGTTTTGATATTATTGAGGCAAAAGCAGAAAACCTACCTAAAATTGAATTGTGAAACGAATAATCTATGATTATATATAATTTAAGATTTATCTATCATTAGAAAGATGAAGATTTTTGGCTATGAAATAACAAAACAAGTACCAGAAGTTAAGAAAAAGAATTATTATATGAATAATTCTACTATATCATTAAAAACATTATTTGATAATGATGTCGTTCTTGACAATAATACATTCTATCAACTATATCAGAAAAATGGAGATATAAGACAAGCTGTTAAAAAAATTTCAGAAAATGTAGCGAGAAATTGACTTTATCTTACAGATAATCAATGGAATATTATAGATGATAATAAATTCACAGATGATATTGAAATGCTTTTTTCAGCACCTACATTTGCGAAGTTTAAGACAGATATTTTCAGAAATTATTTGATAAGTTGAGAAGTATATATTCAACCTGTTAAAAGTAAATGAGGACAGGTCGCTTGATTTAGAGTGATTGATAGCCGTATGGTTGTTAAACATATTGATTATGAAAAAAATGTGATAGACCATTTTGATGTATATTTTTGAGGTAATCAACATATCATTTTGAAACCAAATGAAGTAGCTTTCTTTAAGTTGGAAGATGATATATATAACCAATTTAACTGAATGTGATTATTGACTTGAATAGTTTATGATTGACTTTCAGATTTGGAAGCTATGAAAAATAATTATTTCTTTTATCAAAATTCAGCAATACCAAGTGCTTTATTGTTATTAGATGAATGACTTACTGATGATGAAATGCAGATTGTGAAAGACCAATTTGATGCACAATTCAAAGGTAGTAAAAATAACCATAAAACAATGATTGCTTGATGAGTAAAAGATATAAAAACTCTATCAATGACACCAAGAGATATGGAATTTATAAACCAAAGAAATTTAACTACTGAAAAGGTAGCCGCAGTATTTGGAGTTCCTAAAACAATTCTTTGATATACGAATAATGTTAATTATTCAAATGGACAAACTTTAAGAAAGGAATTTATAGAGGGAACAATAAGACCATACGAAAAAGATTTTGAATATATGTTAAATAAATGCTTACAAATGTTTAGACCAGATATAGCAAAATCTTATTGGGTTAAGGCAGATTGAGACCAATTTGAACAGACACAAGAAGAAAAACAAACACAGGTTGAGGATATTAGACACGGAATAAGAACAATAAATGAGGTAAGAGTTGAGAGATGATATCAAAAATCTACTGATGAAAATGCTGATAAATTGTTAATCAGAAATGATTTATGATTATTAGAAGATATAGTTTTTAATTCTGTAATGTGAGTAAATGGACAGAATTGAGATACAGAAGACGGTAAATCTAACGAAGAATGAAAACAGAACAATGAAAAAGATAATGAAGCAGTTTGAGAGAATGAGAAAGATAATGGAGAGTGATAATACTCTCCAATGGTGCTTAGATAACCCGTTTTGGATAAATCAAGAATATCAAAATATTATACAACCTAAACCAAAAATAGAGTGAGTATTTGAAAAAGACTTGCGAAATGGTGGGTTATGGGATAAATTAGGGTTGTCTGAATTATTAGACAAAATTTGAATAGAAGTCAAGAAAGCAACAAATCTATGAATAAAATTAGTTGATAAATTATTCTGAATTGATTTGTGAGTGAGTGAAGATGATTATTACCAAGAATGGAGAAATGAACAAGATTTAGATTATTATGGTAGTTTAAATCTTGAAACCAAAAGACAATTACTTTGAACTATCAAAAAGGCGATTGATAACTGACGAGATGTTGAAACACTCCGTCAGGAAATAATCAAGATAGACAATGTAATATTTGGTTGAGGTAGAGCTAAAACGATAGCTATTACTGAAATTCATAGAGCTTATGAATGGTGAAAATTCACTCCAATGCTTAAACTTAGAGATGAATGAAAAATTGTTCAAAAATTCCGATTGACTTGTAATGATGATAGAGTTAGAGAAAATCATATGCAAGCACAAGATGAGGGGCGAGTAGATTTAGAATATATCTATCCAAGTTTATGAGTAAAAGTTCCTCCGTGATGATTTAATTGTCGTTGTAGTTTATTATTTAATGTATTATAGTATGGAATTAATCAAAAAAGAAAACCATTTTCAAATGTTATCTAAATCTGTTAAAGAAGTAGATACAGAAACTTGAAAATGACTTATAATAGAATGATATGCTTCAACCAAGGACAAAGATAGATATGGGGATATAGTTCAACCAGAAGCTTTTGAAAAAGCAATGAATACCTATGCTTTAAACCCTATATTATTATTACAGCACGATGCCGATAAACCTATTGGGAAAGTTGATGCTTTTACAATAGATTGAAATGGGTTATATATTAAAGCCATAGTTACGGAAGATACTGATTGAGTTATGAATAAAATTAAAAACGGTGTCTTAAAGTGATTTAGTATTTGATACAGATTACTAGATTATGAAATCAATTATACCGAAGATGATGAGTGAAATATAACAGATTGTACTTGTATAATCAAGGAGTTAGAGCTGTTAGAAATATCACTTGTATCCATACCTGCCAATCCTTATGCTCTAAGAAAGAGTATAGGAGATTGTTTTAATTCAAAATCTACTGAAATGCCAGAAGAAGAAAAAATTGAAACTCCTGAAACAGAGGAGGAAAAAGTTGTTGAGGAAGAAACTCCTGTTGAGGAAGAAGTAGTTGAGGAGAAAGAAGCAGAAGTTGAAACTGCTGAAATCCCAAACGAAGAAGCTGAAACAGAAGAGATGTCCGAAGAAGACAACGAGAATAATGCAGATGAACAATCTGAAATATCTGATGAAGCAGATGAAGAAGCTGAAAAGTCTGATGAAAAGCCAGACACGGAGATGAAAGAAACTCCAGAAGAGAAATCATTTGATTTAATCAGAAAAGAGTTTAAGGAAGAAATTAAATCTAAGGACGCTGAAATCAAAGCATTTGCTAAGAGGCAAGATGACTTAGAGAAAAAACTTTCTGAAACTGTCGCTGTTTTATGAAGTGTAGTTGAGGCTATGAAATGAATGCACGATACTATAAATAAAACAGTTGTAGAGAATTCTTATCAATTCAACTGACCTATCGTGAAAGATAAATCTGCAGATGAGATAGAGAAAGCTGTAAGGATAATGAAATCTCGGTAAAACTCTTGTTTAGAGAGAAAACCCTTTTATTTAACATTTATTTATTCAAATGGATAAGGAACTAAAAAAAATTGCTGATGTAGTTAAATCTATTGGAGGTTTACCTATTGAACAAAAAGACGAAGTGGTTGAAGAAGAAAAGGCAGGGGTTATCAATACTGCTGAAACTAACCACGGTAAAGAAATTGTAAGATTGTCTGAACAATCTCATACTTTATTGGACTTGCTTCCTAATTATTCTAAATTGCTTCCATTACTTCCTGGAAATCACGGAACTAATATGGCAATGACAGAAAAATTACCTATGATAGGAAAAGCTGATAAATTCTCTGGAAATTCTGAATGGACTTCTGGACAAACTTATTGGACAGCAAGTGCTGATAAACCAAAAACAAGTGAAGTAACTATCACACAAGGACAATTCATTCTTGAAATTCCTGTTTCAAAGAGAGAAGCAAATTACGAATTTGTTAATCTTGAGAACATTCTAAGAAATAGAATAGCTCAATCTTTCGCAGAAACAATTGATGCTTTACTTATCAATGCTGATGATACTGCTTCTGGTAGTGGAAACATTAACGGAACATATTCAGGAAGTCCTTACTTCACTCAACAAGATAATGGTATCAGATTAGTAGGAATTACTAATACTGCTGTTTCTGTTGGAACTCTTGATAGTGGAGATTTCTTATCAGTATTCCAAGTACTTGACCCTGGATATTCTGCTGATTTGAATAACTTACTAATCTTAATGCCTTCTAATGTTTATTATAAGACATTACCACTTTCAGAGTTAATCACTATTGATAAATTCTGACCAAATGCAACTATCCAAACTTGAGTTCTTGCTAAGATTTGGGGAGTTGATATTCTTGTTCATTCTGAATTCCCTGCTTTAACAGACACAACAGGAAAGGTTTCTGCAACTTCAACTGATAATACAAAAGGAAGTTTCGCAGTTATCTGGAAACCTGCTGTTCAGTATGGATATGGAATGCCAATGGAAATTGAAATCACTAAGGTTGCTGGAAGATGATATGTTCTTACTGCTACTGCCGAATTTGGTTTCACTATCGTAAATAACGATACTAATGCTAATGTAGGTAAAACAGTTGGACTTTGAGTTAATGTAACTGTATCTTAGTATATATTTTGGGGGTGGTATGTGCTAAGGCATACTACCCCTAAATTTTAATTCATAAAAGAACTAACTATGTTTCTTAAATATATGAATAAAGGAATGGAACTTGTTAGAACTATAAACTGAAAGGTTGAAGTTAAACAAGGAGAAGTTTTTGAAACTCCTGATATGGTGGGAGAATGACTTTTAAGAGCTTATAAAGGAAGCTTTGAAAAAATTGAGGAAGAAGAAAAAATTGTTGAAAAAAAGGAAAATAAAGGAGTAAAAAAATCAGAACGAAAGAAAAA